CCGTATCACCGCTCGCGGCGATTATCAAACATATGAATAAGGGTGGTAAAGTTAAGAAAACTGGTAACTATAAGCTTCATAAAGGAGAACGGGTCGTACCTAAAACACGGAAGCACCGCTAATGCCTGAATCTTTCATACCAATGACATTCGGCTCCGAAGGCGAAGCCAAGCTTAAGCACCACCTTCGTGATCGAATCATGGCTCTTGAAGAAGGTTTAACGCAATTACATGAGGATAAGGTCACGAAGTGGCGTAAAGCCTACGAAGCTGAGCCTCGGGAAAAGACTCGTGATTTTCCTTTCTATAACGCTTCTAATCTCATTGTACCTATTGTTGCTACTTTTAGTGACACATTACTTGCTCGCGTAATGTCCGCCGTTTTGAAAACACGTCCCGTATGGGTATCGAAGATATTCGGTAAACATCCGGATCTTGATGACAACGTTCGAACTGCGTTAGAGGAATTCATGGAGTTCGTTGGTATCGAACCAACACAGTTAGATTTATACCGTGTTTATCACGAGTTCTATGGTGATACCATTCAATACGGCACTTCGCTTTTAAAGTGCCCTCACGAAGTGAGATATCGATACGAAGTAATGGGTGGGTCCGGTGATGGTCTTGGTGATGACGAAGTCTCATTTATGAAGGAGGTAGACTACGAAGGTCCAAGACCTGAAAAGATTGCCTTTGAAGATTTCATGATTCCAGTAGGGGCTAAGACACTGGAACAATGTGATATTGTCGTTCATAAAAGGAGAATGACCAAAGGTGAGCTTCTAGAACGTCGTTTCTTCAAGATTTACTCACCGTTGAAAGTAGATGATATCCTGTCTAAACCTGATCGTACCGCACCTCCACACGCAACGCAGTTAAAAGAGGAGAGTCTTGGAGGTAAAACAACTGGTACCTATGGGTATAAGGAATGGGATATATATGAATGCTGGTTAAAGTGGGAGGATCCGAGTGGACAATACAAACCTCGCATCATTGCTACTTACCATAAAAACACTAATACACTCCTACGAGGTATCTATGATACGCATTCTATTCTTCCTTATGTTCTTGGTCGCCTATTTTACCGGTCTGATATGATTTATGGGTATGGATTCTGTGAGACTCTATGGTCATTTCAAGAAGAGATTAGCGAGATACACAACCAACGTCTTGACAATCATACCATTGCCAACACTAGAGCATGGCGTGTTTCCCCTGATTCTAAGCTTCATGCTGGGTACCGTTTTTATCCTAGTGCTACTGTTCCGGCTGAGAAGGACGAAATCGAGCCTTTGGCTTGTGGCGAGAAAGCCGACTCCGCTTTAGAAGACGAGCGTTTCTCTCTTGAACTCGCGGAGCGGCGTGCTGGTATATCCCCTCCTATGCAAGGTGTCGGAACAGGTTCTCAAGGCAAACGTGGTATCTACACTGCGATGGGTACCTTGTCAGTGATGCAAGAAGGTAATCGTCGTACCGATTTAAATATCTCTGATCTTCGATATTGTCATACAAAGCTCGGTCGTATTCTGTTGAATGACTATGCCAAGTTTGGAGTCTCAACGGATATACTGGAGATGTTCGGTGAGCAAGCAGACAAGATTACGCGCGCTCTTGAAGCGGTTAAAAGCAAGCGGATCGGTTTACCGATATACTCTTCTACCTCCTCAGTCAACAAAGAAGTCGAAAAACAAAACGAAATAATGTTAACGCAGTTACTACGGCAACATTACATGGGTGTAACGCAGTTACTGGCGCAAGCCAGTGGAATGATGGTTCCACCGCCCGTAAAACAATACATGATGAACGCAATCGAGGCATCTAATAAAGTTATGAAATCAGTTCTACGAGTATTTGAAAAAGAGGATATTGACGTTTTGGTTCCAGAAATCGATATGAGTCAGGCCGAACAACCACCGCAAGGAGGTCAAAATGCCCAACCTAATCAGCAACAAATTGGACCACCTGCTGCGCAACCCGGTCAAATTCCTCCAATGGTGGGAGGCGGCTCCACAAGAATTCAATAGTTTTTTAACGGAGTGGCGACAACAGTTAGTAGGTAAACTTAGGAAGGAAGAACAAATAATAGAACTCTACAGAGAACAGGGCGAGATAAATGCCGTTGAGTTTCTATTAATGCTCGCACACGAAGTGCGGGAATACCAGAAAGGTGTCACAAGTGGTAGGTTTAAGAAGATAGGAGAAGGAAATGCCGAGTCTATTCAAAAGTGATATGGATAAGTTGAGTGAGGAACTGGGTATGACTCCTGCTGAGATTCGACAGGCCATCAAAGATGGTGTTGATCTGAAGGCAAGAGCGGGCGCTCTTGAAACGGAGTTAAATACCACTAAAGCTTCGTTAACATCCGTTCAAAATGGTTATGACGAGGTCAAATCCAAAATGAACGAACTGGAAGCGAACTATCGGAGACCAGCTACTCCACAGACTCCTAAAACCTATACCTCAGTTGTAGATGATGAGGATCGCGCCTTCAACGAGCGTTTTAACGATGCGGCGCAGCCCGTTGCTATGGCCGCTGTAAAGGCCGGTAGCAACGCTGCAAAAATGGAAGCTCGTCTATCCTTGCAGGATAAATTTTCTAAAACTCCAGGCGGTCGTATATCACACGCCCGTCTTTGGGATAAGTGGCGTGGTGAGATTGAAAAAGCTGCAAACGAAGTTCAACCTCAGACGAATCTTATGATGGCTCAGACCTGGTTGAATATCTTTGATTACATTAAAGGAAAACACATCGAAGAGATGATGGAGAAACCGACCGATTTCATCGAATCTGTCTCGCAAGCGGCTGAAGTTAAGATTGGTAACGAGCCTCCTCCAGATAGACTGGCTGACTCGGAGAGCGACGTTGTAAAGAAGATGATGAAGGAATCCAAGTTCATGACCCCGGAGAGGTATCTTGAGGCCAAAAAGAAGATGCGTTTTGTAGGCGAAGCCTAGGCGAAGCCTAAGGAGAATATAAAATGGCGATGACGAACCAACCCGTTAAGCGTGAAGGCGAACGGGATCCTTTTCCAAATGTAACAGCGCGCCCTCTCCAGATGCCTGACTTCAGCAACATACGGGCAAAGAATCCAGCCGTGGCCGTTCGCTGGGTCAATCGGGCGGTTGGCGTGGCACAATCGACCCAACGGCTGGACGAGATGATTTTTGCAGGTTTTATACCTGCACGTCCTGATGAGTGTGAGGTGGTTACACCGAGCGGGGCTACGCCTGTACCTCCGAGTCTCATTAAGGATGGTAAGGTTATACGAGGCGATTTGATTCTATTGAAAATAGACCGCGCCTCATACGATGGAGCGTTGAAGTACAACTGGGAACGCTCCATCTCAAGACTTCATCCTGGTCGGCAACTTGCTACTGGAGCTCAACAGCTCAAAAGGGCGGTTGCTGAAAAGGGTGTGCCGAGGAGTGTTCTGCCAAGTATAAATCAAAAACTGCAAGCATTCAGGCCAGGAACTGGGGAGAAACCAGCCGATCCAACCTTCCTGGTCGAGGATGATGCATTACCATCAGAGAAGAAGGAGGACTAAGTGGCGAGTAATGAGATCCACTCTGTTCAAACCGTCTCGGGCAATCAACCACGTATGCGGAGATTGTACGAGGCGGCTACACAGACCTGGCTTCCAGGCACACCCTTGGCGCTTAACGCATCGGGGTATGTGATTCCTTGGGCCGGATCGATTGTGACGAACGCAGTAGGGGCTATCATTGGAACCTCGAAAGAGCCCAGTGCGAATCTAGCTTCTGCTGGTGTTGCACAACAGCAAACCTTTGGGGCTGTACCGAACCAAAGCGCTGCGGTAAACATCTCTAGACCATATTTCAACGACGGCCGAACTGGCGTTGAGATGGCCGATTCTGATACTGTCTTTCTTGGACAGGTTGGTCCAGCCCAAACCGTTACACAAGCGAATATTGGCGTTCAATACGGCATGACTAAAGACGCCGATAACCACTGGTATGTCGATACAGCTAAGACAACAGTCGGCACTAACACCTGTGTTATCGTCGTGAAACTTGACCCGAACGATCAGTCCGCCTCTCCGCGAGGCGTGTACTTTCGTTTCGTCGTTGGCAACGTACAGCCAGTAGTGTAAGGAGGACCTGAACTATGACAATGGTTCGCGGTCAATTCTCACAGCTAATGGCTCCGGGGCTACATGGAGAATTCGTCCATTGGACCGATACGCTTCAACGTGAAGAAGAGTTCAGTCATATTCTACATGTTGAATCATCGGATAAACCATATGAAGACGAAGTCGAGTTCAGCGGTTTGCCACCGATGCCAGAAAAGCCTGAAGGCGAAGCTACGATCTATCAAGACGCCTTACAGGGTGGCACCAAGCGTTATATCAACTATACCTACGCAATGGGCGTCCGTTCGTCTTTTGAGCTTTATGAAGACGATCAATACGGTATTATCATGCAGGTTCCGAAGGCGCTTGCTCGCAGCGCGCATTTCACAAAGGAACAGAATGCATGGAATATCTTTAATCTTGGCTTCACTACACAAACGACAACTGACGGCGTTTCTCTTTTCAACAACCAGCATCCGCTACTTGGTGGCACCGCCGCTACTACGTATGGTCCTGGTTTGACAAATATCATAAGCGCCGCTGGCACGTATCCGAATCGACCGGCTACGGACGTCGATCTATCGTTCACGGCCATTCAACTGATGGTTAACATGTTTGAACGATTGGTTGATTCTCAGGGCTTGCCGATTTCGGTGAAACCACGGTATCTGGTTATCCCACCCGAGTTGAAGTGGATCGCTCGTGAGGTCCTGGGTTCACCACACAAGCCGTATACTGCGGATAATGAGATTAACTCTTTGATTAAAGAGGACCTTCAGTATTTCATATCTCATTATCTGACCTCACAAAGCGCATGGTTCGCTGTTACCGAGAAAGAGGGCCATTGGTTGAAGTTCCTTGTCCGTCGTGAGTTGGATGAGGATTTCTCCGATGATTTCGATACTTTCAGTATCAAACAGTTATCCAGAATGCGCTTCGCGTACGGCGCTACTACATGGATGGGTACTTGGGGCTCAAACGGTCCATAGAGGGTAACCAATGCCTAGACAATCACATAGCGGTCGCGGCATCGCTCCTTGGCATCGCTGCGACCGTTGTGGTTGGGATTACCGAGTCACAGACTTACAACGTCAACTCGGTTTGATTCTTTGTAATAACTGTGTTGACAACACCATCGCATGGGTACGGCCTCTCATGATCCAAGACTTCTTGAACTCATCGGAGGAACAAGAGCTTCGAGTAGCCGATATTCTCAAAGAAAATATGTCTGATGACTTGGATTCAAT